CATGATGGTGGTGACCGAGGGTAGCAGCCCCATCTTTTTGGCGTCCCTGAGGGTCGTAGAGCGCTGCTCTCCGTTCTTCGCGGTGACGGTGTACATGGGTGTGCCATCTTTGGCATACCAGTGGTTCGATTCTGATGGTCTTGCTGCGATCATTTTCTTTTCCAGAGGACTTTGGGTGACCCGTTGGATGACTTGGCAGCGCCAAACCCAGCGGAGGTGACAACGCCAGCACGCTGGCATTTCTTGGCTACGTGACCCCAAGCCCTGCCGTCAGGCGGGGATGAGAGGCCGTGTGACTCAGCGTACTGCCGAGCCTCTTCCGTGAGGAATGGAGACGGTGTAATTTTTGCAAACGTAGCAAACAAGGCCACCGCTTTCTGCGTCCAGTCGTCGATCTCACGGTCTGCACGAGCAGCCGCTGCTTTCGCTGCGGCGTGCCCCTTCTCAGATGCGCTGAAAAGATCTTGTTGCATGGTCAGCAACCCATCGAGTGAACTTCTTTGTGATGCGTAGGGCAGAGCCAAACAACATCCAAAGGTCTGCTGTAGTCCGGGTGGTGCGCTTCTGCTTTTTCCCCGCAAACAAAACATGGTTGTTTCATAATCTTTCCGTATTTAATGGCGTTTCCAAAAATCACATGAGCAGCGCGTCGAATTGCGTTTTTCTCTTGCCACGCTTTGATCGCTTTTTTGTGAACTGCTTTGCCTCTCGGCGTGCTCATGTATGCCTTGCTTTGTAGGAGTCTGGCTTCTCGCTCTTTGGGATACCTAGCTGCATCTCTGGCTCTCAAGCATTCTTTGCAAGAAGCTGTCAAACCATCCTTGCTGGCCCTTCGAATTTGAAACTCAGACTCCGACTTTTCTCCATTGCACGAACTGCACTTTTTCATGACGTCTCCTTCAGAAGTTCATGCAATGGAATATATCACTAAAAGGGAAGGTCTTCGTCCATGTCATCAAAACCAGACAGCGGCTTTGGTGCAGGGGTGCGGTTTTGCAGGGCCTTGAACTCGGGCGATGCCTCGATCTTGGCCTTCAGACCCTTCGAGAAGGTCTCGTACAGCGCCCAGTCAGGCTCGGCCAAGCGGAACATCTGCAGAGCGTTGACGCCTTGAGGGAGACCGCCCTTCTTGATGATGCCGGGGACGGGCGTGAGGCCTGCCACGTTGGCGTATATCTTGCCGTTCTTGCCCTCAGCGTGGATGACGTTGAGCATGCACCACTGACCCAAGATGTTCTTGAGGTCGAAGCGGTTGGCTTCTTCGTCTGTCCACGGAGTTCCTCTCCAGCCTTGCAGGTCTTTGCGCAGATTGGCGTTCTCCGACCAGCTCAGGGTGTAGTTCTTAAACATCGCCAGCGGTTCACCTTCTTCGGTGAGCAGCGGAGTGCCGTCTTCCTCTTCGCCGTGGATCTCCCAGCCGACCATGACCTTGCGCAGAAACTTCTGCTGGCCCTGCCATTCAGTGGCTTGTGTGCCCACATCAACGATGCGGTAGCAACGGGCAAGGTGACTCCCAGCGGGGACCATCTTGAACTCTTTATTTCCTGTGCTTTCAACAAAAAAACTCATTTGATTTCTCCAAAAATTTCGGTGAACTTACTTTCCAGACTTTCTAGGGGATCGGGTAGTTGCTTTCTTCGCTGGTGCTCCTTTCTTAGCCACTGTTGATACTCGCTTTGCGCTTGCGGGTCGTTTAGCCACTGCTGGTGCTGCTCTTCCAAAGAGTGCATCACCAATGGCGTTGGGGAATCGAGCCCCAAATGACGTGATGAGATTGACATCAATGTTTTCGTTGAGGCCATCGCCTGCTCCGATCAAGTAAAAGATTTCACCGAGTTCATCCTCGGCCATGACGATTCCCACAGTCCCGCGACCGTTGAACCAAATACATCTCACTGGTGTCAGCATTGCTTCCTCCTTTTCAGCATGGCCTCGGCCATCTCGTATGCGTCATCAGCAATAAGCTCTAATACTGCTTGATCAAAATCATTTCTCGACTCAGATCTATCTTCGGCATCTGGGTAATCTGGATGATGAAAGTCGTGCATCCAGTATTGGTAGCAGATTGGAAGAGACTTAGCCGCAAAATAATCTCGTAATGTCATCCCATCTGCTGCGCTATGCTCTGCTGGAAACGCCGGTCCGCTTTTGTTTATTTTTCGCATCACTTCCTCGCCTTCATCATTGCGTCAGCCATGATGTATGCTTCCACGCATAATTCTTTGCTAAATTCAGCCCAACCCATTTCTCTTCCCAATTCTTGATAGAAGTTGTCAAGAATTAGCGACTGCATCGCTGCTTTGGCGAACTCATCGCGCATGGTCATGCCGGGGTGGTAGGCCTTGATGTTCTCGTTCTCTTGAGGCTCGATGAACGGGAAGGCTTGCATGGTTGAGTTCTTGACTTTCATAGCACCACCGCCAAAAAAGCAAACACAGCGAAGATAACCACGGTGTAGGCCATCATGCCGCTACGCTCCATAACCGGCGTGCGAATTCCGAGCAAGACGGATTGAATTTCCTCGCCTTCACGGGTAAGTCTTTGAACTGGGGGGGTGTATGCGATACCGATCTGGAGACCGGTCTTGGTGGTGTAGGGGACACACCGGCTGTAGTGCTTGTCTTTCATGATGTCTTTCAAATAACCCGCCACATGGCGTAAACGGATTACACCACAGTTTGAACAAGAAATTCAATTCCCGAGTAAAACAGAGGGTCTTGTTGAATCGAGTGTTCAATGTACAATCGGCCGCATGAACCTGCAACAATACTTTTCCGAAGAGCCTCGTGGCGCAAAGATTGAGATGGCCGAGCATCTTGGGATCAGTGTCGAGTGGATGTCCAAGCTCATCAACCTGAAGCGCCAACCCAGCCCAGTGCTGGCAAGGGCGATTGAGGATGCCACAGGTGGTCTGGTGACACGCAAGGACTTGCGCCCGGACCTTTTTGGGTGATATGATTTTTAAAAGCCCGGCTAGGTGGGGAGTAGCTACCCCACCGAAAAGTGTACTCCCCACCTGCCGGTGTCTTTTGTCAGGGAGTTTTGCGGAGTTGCTTGATGCACTACTACCAATTCAACATTGGCGACTATCAGTCGCACACGGCCCATCTTGAGCCGCTGGAGGACCTTGCCTACCGGCGACTGCTCGACTGGTGCTACCTCCATGAGCGCCCACTGCCTGCCGACATAGAGCAGGTCTCCAAGCTGATTCGCATGCGTTCGCATACCGAATGCATTGCGGACGTATTGCGAGAGTTCTTCGACCTTACTCCGGACGGATGGTGGAAAGAGCGCATCAGCAAGGAGATCGAGAAGACTGGGGAGAAGTCCCGCAAGGCCTCCGAGAGTGCAAAGGCCCGTTGGCAAAAGGAAAAGAGTGATGCGAACGCATTGCCAACGCAATCCGAACGCAATGCTACACAAGACACATTACCCAAGACACAAGACACAAAACCCAAGACACAGATTAGCGTCGAGCCGCAAAGCGTCTCTCAGCCAGTCGTCGAGGTTCCGATTCTTGGTGGCAAGGTTTATGGGGTCAGCCAAGAGATGGTCAACGAATGGTCTAAGGCTTACCCGGCCGTTGATGTGCAAGCTGAGTTGCAGAAGATGCGGGTCTGGGCTATGTCGAACCCAAACATGCAGAAAACCTCAACCGGCATCCCTCGGTTTGTGAATGCTTGGTTGTCCAAGGCGCAAAACGAGGCAGGCAAGGTGCCCTCAGGCTCCTTCAAGAATGCTGGTGACCGTAACGCAGAGGTCATTCGTGGCCTTACTCGTGGACTTTTAGGGAGTGGCAACAATGTCAAATTACTTGGAAACTGATTTCTGCACGCCAGAAGAGGGTCTGGACTACGTCTTTGGCTACATGAGCGCTGTTTATGGCGGTGCCTTTACTCGCAACTGGGAGCAGGTGGAGCCCGAGCTGGTGCGCCAAGTTTGGCAGAAGGAGCTGGGACGGTTCCTGACCTACAAACCCACGCTTGAGCACGCCCTTTCTCAACTTCCCCCTGTTATGCCTCCCTCGGCCGTTGCGTTCCGCAACACCTGCAACGCTGGCCCGGAGATCCCTGTCAAGCCTGTGATGCGTATTGAGCGGCAGCAGACCCAATACGAGAAGGCTCGGACGGAGATGCTGAAGTCTGAGGCCCTTGCCAAGCTGGCCGAACTCAAGCGGGACATCGCGGCTGGTCTCATGACAAAGAGGGTGGACGATGACGTATGAAGAAGCCCAAAAAAACCTCGATGCAGTTCGTGAGGGTCGCTTCGTCCCCTCGTCCGCAATACGACGATCCCTATGGGTCACCGGAGACCTTAGAGCACCTCAAAAACTGCGAGGCCCGAGAGTGGATCTCGCGGCACAAGACCAAGATTGGAGAGGTCGGGTCCGTAGCCGCTCGATCTTGGTGGCTGCAAGTTTGCGATGACATCGCCAAAAGACGGGGGCAAACTGCCCTTGATGACCTAAGACAACGCATGAACAAGGAAAAAGCAAATGCCCAAAGCGCGTAACGTTTCATTCATCAACGCTTTTAAGACCATGGATGAAGCCGAAGACTTGCTGGCAAAACTTGCCGACCCCGGCGTGGTCATCCAACTGTGGAACCCGGACCAAACCTTGTTCACTGTCTGCACGCAAACCGGTCTGGACAGCGTACAAGAAGAACTTGATTTAGCAAAGAAGGAGAAAGCAAATGTCTGAGAAAAAAGAGATGAGCCAACTGGCTCGACAGATCCTGTCTGGTGGTGGTCACGTCACCATGTTTACCCAAGCCGAATTTGATGAGGCGCTGGCGCTGGGTAAGGCCGAGATCATGAAGGTGGCAATCGAGACCACGAAGCAGGCCATCTACATCGAGCGCCAAGCCTGCGCAGAGGTGTGCAAGCGCCTTGCAGAGCAGGAAGACGAGGGAGAGCTATCTACGGCCCTTGTGAACGCTTCCATGGCAATCATGAACCGCATGTCCCATGCGAATTGAACTGGACTTCCCTCCGGCGTGCCTGTTCCCCAACAGGGCCAAGGGCACGCACTGGACGGTGACACACAAGGCCAAGACGCTGTACCGCGACAACAGCGCTTGGTTGACAAAAGGCCAATTGAAGGGCTGGGTGTCAACCGACCAACCTATCAAATTGATAGTGACCTTCGTCATGCCGGACAAGCGCCTGAGGGACACCGACAACTGCCTTGCAGCCGCCAAGGCTGGGCTGGACGGCATGGCCGATGCACTGGGTGTCAATGACCGCCAGTTCCAGCCGCTGGTCATCTTCCGCGAGTACGGAACAAAGCCCGGAAAAATGATTGTTGACGTTGAGTTGACTTGAATTTTGTGTTCAAATACAGAACATGAAGAAGCGCTCGAAATATCGCCCAAAAGGCAAGCTCATCAACCCAGTGGCTTATGTGCTGGAGAGCTTGAAGCCTGTCAGGTATCACGACGGGTACTTGGTTGACCTGAAGATCAAAAATCACGGGTCAATGGAGGCTCTTACCAAGGGCAACGCTGGGCGTACCGAGATAGATCTGTTGATCAACATGGGCAACACAACCGAGGCCCTGTACAGGCTTGGATTCGGTGAGGACTACGGCGATGTTGTTGAGCAGGGTTTGGACGCTCTGCACGAGGTTGGAAAGCGTGGGATTGAGACAGGCAGGTTCATCCTCAAGGCTCACGAGATGAGCCACCTAAACCTTCTGATGGAGCTGCATGACGCTCAGATGGAAGTGATCACCGTGAAAGACATGGAAAGAGCCTCAGACCTTATTGCCAAAGAATTTGACCAACGAAAGATGAGAAGGATGAAAACATGAACTACTGGCCCGGAACAGAGATAGTCAAGAGCATGCACAACGCTTTCAACTGGCGTAGACCTAGTGAGGTCACCGCCACCAAGGAGTTCAAGGCATCGGTTGCTGCCAAGCGCAACACCCACAAGCAGAAGTCCCGCCAGTTCACCATTTACAGCAAGGCGGTGCCCAAATGAGCGACAAACTGATTGACCCTCAGTCGGCCGTTGACTACATGATCGCCAAGTCTGCCGAGTACGCGCAGGCCGAGGCCAACAAGATCTACATGGAGGAGATGCGCAAGACCATCAAGGCCGAGATGATGCGGATTGCAGAGACAGAGGGCGACTACAAGACCGCTGCCATGCAAGAGCGCGAGGCCTACGCCAGCAAGCGGTATAAGGACCACTTGGAGGCGCTCAAAGAGGCCGTAGAGAAGCGCGAACGCCTGCGGTGGATGCTGATAGCCGCCCAAGCCCGAATCGAGGTATGGCGGTCTCAGGAGGCCAGCAGCCGCCACGTCGAAAGAGCGACCCTGTGATTCACTATCACGGACTCCCAATCACGCCTGCAACAGCAGCGGCCAAGGCTGTTGAGGCTGGACACGCTTTTGTGTCGTTTGCTCATGCCGATCAGCTTGGAGTTGCAATTGATGTGTGCCAGTCTTTTGCGGTGGACAACGGCGCGTTCTCTGCATGGAAGAGCGGAAACCCAATAACCGATTGGACGGCGTTCTACGACTGGGCCTTGAACGTCAAGAAAGTTCCATCCTGCGACTTCGCCGTGATTCCAGACGTCATTGACGGTACGGAAGCTGACAACGATTCTCTTTTGCGGGACTGCCCTTTGCCTGTTTGGTTTGGCGCTCCCGTTTGGCATATGCACGAGTCGCTTGAGCGTTTGGAGCAACTTGCCAACACTTATGTCCGGGTTTGTTTTGGCAGCTCTGGCGAGTACGCAACTGTTGGGACATCCAACTGGTGGTCTCGCATGGGCCAAGCTATGCGCCTGATCTGTGATGACATGGGTCGCCCGAGGTGTAAGTTGCATGGCCTGCGAATGCTCGACCCAGACGTCTTTACCAAGTTGCCATTTTCCTCTGCTGACAGCACCAACATTGGAAGGAATGTCGGCATCGACAAGAACTGGCGCGTAGGCAACTATTTGCCGCCCACCAAAGAGATGCGTGCTCAAGTCATGAGAAGCCGCATAGAGGCCCACAACGCACCCGCTGTGTGGGGTTTTCATCAAGTTGAACAAGGAACCCTGTTGTGAACCGCTACAAGATCAAATTCATGTCCATCTGCCCTGTAAACCAAGACAGGATTGAGTATTCGCTTGAGATCAACTCTGTTGACACTATCATGGTTGAAACTCTCTGGGATGCGGTCGACGGCTTCAAAAAAGGGTTTCACGAGGAGTTTGCTGATGTTCTTCACGCCAAATTCGGCGGCAAGCAGTTCATGAGTGCTGTGCATGGCGGCGTCTTGATCGAGACTGAGCGCGGATGAACAACAAGCTCAACACCAAAGAGCGCAGGCACCTTGCGGCCGTCAAGAACCTGCCGTGCTCTGTGTGTGACGCCCCCGGCCCGAGCGAGGCCCACCACGTCGAGCAGGGGCTCCAGTACACCTGCGTGGCCCTGTGCCCTGACTGCCACCGTGGACCCATCCTCGGGCTGCACGGCCAGCGCCGCATGTGGGCCATCAAGAAGATGAACGAGCTGTCAGCGCTCAACGTCACCATCGAGAGGCTGATGAACCAATAACCCAATATTTTGTGTGGGTATAGGTGATACTTGAATTTTGTGTTCAAATACACCTACAGCAAAGACGCTGTGTAAACGAAAGACAAGCCATGACAAACATCACCACCACCCCTGCTTCCGCTGACGAACTCGGCACACTGTTGGCCCATATCGCCACACTGACCAAGCAGGCTGACGCCATCAAGGACGCCATGAAAGACGTTGCCAGCAACGGTGACATCAAGGTCTTTGAGGGCGCTCTGTTCAAAGCCACCTACTGCGAAGCAAACCGCTCTGTGACCGACTGGAAGAAGCTGTCCACTGACATGGGCATCAGCGCAGACAAGATCGCAGAGTACACCAGCACCACTGCTGTGTTCAGCATCAAGACAACCGCACGATAAACCAACCGGGGCTACGGCCCCATCAAGGAGAAAGCCATGATGCAAAAACAAATCGAAATCGAGAAAACTATCCGCACTGAGGGTGGCACTTATTTGCATATCTCCGATTGGGATGATGGTGGTGCGTGGTTAAAGTTGGGAGAGAGTCGTTCCAGTATTTACACCCCACTGACCCGTGCCGAGGCAGAGCAGTTGGTGGAGACGTTGCAAGCCATCTTGGCTAAAGAGGTGGCGGTATGAGGGCGGCGCTAATTATTGCTGCCCTACTTTGTGGCAGCGCACAGGCCCAGTTCAGAACCGGCAACCAGCTTCTGGCCGACATGCAAGAGCCATTCGGATACAAGAGTGGTGTGGCTATGGGATACGTCATGGGTGCCACGGAGGCTGGCAATGGCGTCTTTTTTTGTTTGCCTGCCACGGTGACGGCAGGTCAAGTAAATGACATGGTAAGGAACAGGCTGACCAGCACGCCGTCAATACGTCACTTCACTGCCGACATCATCATCCATACCGTCCTAGAGGCTGTGTGGCCCTGCGCCAAGAAAGGTGGCGGGGTATGAGCAAAGAAACATTGAAGCTGGCGCTGGAACACGCAAAGCGAGATGAGCGACACCTGAACCATGCCGAGACTAGGTATTGGTGTCGGATGTACCGAGATATTGCGGAGAAGGCTGTTGAAGCGCTGGCAAAGCCTGACTTCTGGGAAGGCTACATTCCTGAGCCAGTGAAATCAGGAGAAGGCGCATCTGCGACTGTCACCATTACTTTGCCAGCACAGCAAGCCCTCGACAAGAAGGCAGAGAACGCCAGAGAGTTGGGGCTGGACTATGAGCCAGCACAGAAGCCTGTGACGCCTTGCACCCACCCAAGTCTTGGGTTTTCTTCGTTGCGTGAGGATGGCGCTGCTTCTCGGTGGAGTTGCGTTATGTGTGGCACTGAGTTTGTGCCAAAAGCAACACAGCGGTGGACTGAATTTAATGAAACCACCAAGCGAAACATTGAACATGCTGAATGGTATTTATCAACACATCCTGAGCCAGCACAGCAGGAGCCTGTGGCGCGTCAGTATCAAAACCGTGATGGTGTTTGGAAAGATTTCATTAGCGAAAAACACTACAAGGACACTTTGGAAGATGGTTCTTGGCCTATTCGCAACCTCTACACATCCCCACCAGCACAGCGCACATGGGTTGGTCTGACGAATGAGGATATTGGTATGTGCCTTGATGTTGGGGACGGGTCTATGAGCAAAATAATTCAAGCCATTGAAGCCAAACTCAAGGAGAAGAACACATGACCACACAACTGGTTCGTGATTCTATGAAGTTGATGGCCGATGCTGGTGTAGACATTTTGGACATCAAATGGTTTGATCTGACCGGGGCGTTTTCGGAGCATCAACACGCCAACCTTGAGCCTGTGATGACGCATCGCCCACCATTTGACAAATGTTTTGTCACTTGGAAAGGAAAGACTCGCAGCCACCCGAGCTATGAGGTTCTTATGCTGGTGGCTGGGACTGACCCAAACGAGGGAATCACGGTGTCAATGTGGAAGGGGCCAAGCGGCACAAGGCTGCGCCCCATCCCTGCGATGTTCTACTTCATCGAGGATGACAACATCCGTTACGGAGCAGTCAGTGATGATGAGCCGATAGACAGGGAATTGGCAGAGATCATGCTGGCGCAGATTGGTGTCTGGTACAGCGCCATGGATCAGCGTATTGAGGCTTACATCCCATCTATGCGGGACAGCTTCACCAACCGCCGCAAAGTACAGCAAGGCAAGCTGCCAACCTACGACTGGAAAACTGTGTGGATCGAGCCATCAAAGCCTCGTCAGGAGTCCAAAGGGGGTACGCACGCATCACCCCGATTGCACGAACGCAGAGGCCACCTGAGAAGGCTAAAAACAGGCAAGAACGTTTGGGTCAAGTCCTGCAAGGTTGGTGACGCAAGCAAGGGGGCGATATTTCACGACTATGCAATCAAGGAGAACACATGAAGACTGTAATTGAAATGGCGCGGGAGGCTGGGTTGGTAGGTGGGCCGGTATATGCGCGAGGACTTGACCGCTTTGCCGAGCTTGTCCGTGCTGACGAGCGTGAGGCGTGTGCTCAGTCTCTGGATAAACAAGCAGACCTAGCCTGTGATGCGTTCGACAGGAAATGGGCGCAAGAAATGGCAGCAGCAGTCCGAGCAAGAGGGAGCAACACATGACCCTTGAAGAACTGAAAGCCTACCCGCTGCAATATTGCTTTGGTTACTCAGCCGAGAGCCACGGTCTGCGGCAGTACATCAGTGATGACAACAAAATTGCCAAGCAGGTCTACACCCCACGCGACAAGAAGACTGGCAGGTGGGGCGATGGCCAGACCACCTACAAGCTGATTGAAACGGGCGAGGAGTTTGACACCATCCACGGCTTGCTGGCCGCAATCAACAAGGAGAAAAAATGAACCTGAACCAAGGAAAACTAGCCCAAGCACTTGTTGACCGACTGCTTGAAGACATCCATGAGTTTGACGAGACGCTGTACATGGCAACCGTCATTGGAGTGCTGGAGATTGTGAAGCAGCAACTTATAAACGACTCACTAGAGAACGCAGATGACGACTGAATGTAAACACAACTGGAACTTCATCAGCGCCGACACAGACACCTTGAAATGCCAGCGCTGTGGCGTGGAGACCGGACCAAAGCCCTACGAACAGAGGGTCAAGGACATATTGGAAGAGCCGAGAGCGTGGTTCACAGTAAACGAGCTGAACGACTGGGCCGACAGATACGAGGCCAAACAAAAGGAGAAGCAAGCATGACCTCCGAAGAAGAAATCAAACGCCTCAACGAAAAGATTGAGTTCCTTGCGCGAACGAACATGCTGTACAGCGACTGGGAGCACCGTGAAACACAGGTGACCAGCGATCTGATTCGCAAAGGGATTGACGCAACCAGACTGAATGTTGAACTGCTGTCGGCGCTGACTGCTTGTCTTGATTGGATGGAGCAATTGCGCACCAGTGGCGACGCTGGGAATTGGGAGTGGGGCGATGACGCATACACAAAAGGCCGATCAACAGAGGCCAAATTCAAGGAGAAGACATGACCAAAGAAGAAGCTCTCGCAGCCATCAAGCTGCTGTCCGCGCTGGAGTCGTGGGCATTCAGCGTATCAAACAGCATGAAGAGCGCAATCCCTGATTACCTGCACGATGACCTGCAAAGGTCAATGGAAGTGCTGGAGCGCATCGTGTTGGAGAAGCCATGACCTGCAAACACCGATGGGAGCCGAGCAACTTCGGCATCAAGTACCGCATACCCACGCACTACCTGTACCAATGCACACGGTGCAGCAAAATCATCGGCACATTACTCAAGGGGAAGACATGACACCAGAAGACGAAGAGTTCAACCGCATCGAGCGGGAAGCCGCCATGCGTAAAGAGGCTGTAAGGGCCACGGTGACGCCCCGCGAGTGGGTTAGTCTGACAAACAACGAACTACAGCCGATTGCTGACGAATACCGAATTTTGTTTGGCAGTTGGGTGGAAGATTTTGCCCGATCCATCGAGGCCAAGCTGCGGGAGAAGAACACTTGAGCGAGACCAAAATGAGCGACTACATCAAGGGCTTCAACGATGGCTTTGCCTACGTGCTGGAGCAGATCGAGCGCCACCCCCGCCTGACCACCCCTGAGATGGCCCGATACCTGAGGGGCGACAAAATAGAGCAAGGACCCAGCATCCGAACAGCAAGAGAGCGTGACCAAGAGTGCGATTGAACAGAAAAGCCAAGTAAATTGTGGGGGTATTGCACACAGTTGAATTTTCTGTTCAAATACAAGCACAGCAATCGAGCTGGGTAACTGAAAGACACACCATGAACTACGCAAACCACTACGGCTACTCTGACGTCAACCCCTACGAGGTGGTCAAGGTCATCAGCGACAAGACCATTGAAGTCCGCGAGATGGACTCAGAGAAAGACCCAAGCTGGGTTCCCAACTGGCACGTTGGTGGCTTTGCAGGCCACTGCTCCAACCAGCAAGAGCAAAAGTGGTTCATCAAGAGCAACGCCGAGAACCCAGTGGTCCGCATCCGTTTGGGCAAGCAAGGCTGGAAAGACAAGAACGGCCGCAAGTTCGGCCTGAGCGACCAGCCAGTCAGGTTCTACGATTACAATTTCTGACAGACAGTCCCCGGGAAGCCGGGGGCCATCACACATGAGGACTGAGAAAGGTCGGCGCGAAATTCGCCGTTCATGCTCGAAAGCAGCGGGTTCGATCCCCGCCAGTCCTTATTCGTGATGGTGGTCAAGCGTGATGGTGGGGAGGAATCCCGATACAGCGCAGGACAGGGTGTTCCCCGACGCCACCAGACAAGCCTACCGGGTGAAAGGCCCCCGGTGCCATCACGCATGGGGACTGCTCGGTTCGATTCCGAGGGGGCGAGGGAAAGTCAAAACGGGTAACTCCTGCCTTGCTCAGTCTGGTTTACAGGTCCCCAGCCGTGATGGTGAATGCGCAGGCTGATGCGCTCATGTAAGGGAAAAAGCCCCTGATGCATTTTCAGGGACCGGGAATGCTTATGCATAGATGACTGGTGACGGTCTAACGGTCAGACCCTCTTGATGCTGGGTGAATTGACACCCCTTAGTCGTTAAACATAGGCTGGTTGGAGTCCAGTTAAGCCGGGGATCAGCACCGGCCACCATCAGCCAATTTGCCCTGAACTTGAACAACAGGGTAAACTTGTGGCATCCATATGTCTCTGAAAGTACGAGATGCCACGCAAAAGCACCAAATCGGGCCAAGAAGCCCCTGAATCCGCGCAAGAAGGGGTAGACACACCTCCGATGCCTTCAATCTCTCAAATCCTTGAGGAACAAGCCAGTAAGGGTAAACCCGAAGGCTCTCCCGCAAAAGGAAAGAAGATGGGAAGGCCATCATCCTTCACCCAACACCTAGCTGACCTCATCTGTGTACGCATAGCAGAGGGAGAAAGCCTAAGGAAGATCTGTCAGGACGAAGAGATGCCAGAGAGGGTGACGATATACCGGTGGTTAGCTGCCGACCCTGACTTCTGTAACCAATACACACGCGCTCGTGAAGATCAGGCCGACACCTACGCTGACGAGATCATGGCGATTGCCGACGAGACGCCTGACCTGAACCCCATCCTTGACAAGCACGGGGCCCTGATCGAGATCCAGCTCCACAGTGCCTACCTCCAGTGGCAGAAGCAGCGCATTGACGCCCGCAAGTGGACGGCCATGAAGCTCAAGCCCAAGAAGTACGGCGACCGCCAGATCCTTGCTGGTGACTCTGAGAGCCCCATCGCTGTGCAGAACGACGCCATGACCATCTTGGCCGCTGCCGTGAAGAACCTAGAACTCAAGCGCCAGACAGCCAATGAAGAGTGACCTGCTGGCGACCTTGCAGGACCCACAGGTCTTGCAGGCCCTGAGCGTTGCCCCTGACGAGCACAAGATGGCCTTCGCACAGAGGGCCAAGTGGCTGACAGAGGCCCACAACCACCAAGTGCTACCCCACGGGGAGTGGTGGTCTATCTGGCTGCTACTGGCCGGACGAGGAGCAGGCAAGACCCGCACCGCTGCCGAACAGATCTGGTGGTGGGCATGGGAGCACCCCGGGACCCGGTGGCTGGTCTCCGCCCCTACTTCGGCTGACGTCCGGGCAACCTGCTTTGAGGGTGACTCAGGGCTCTTGGCTGTCATCCCCAAGATACTGATCGCTGACTACAACAAGCAGATGCACGAGCTGAAGCTGGTCAACGGCTCCCTGATCAAGGGTATCCCAGCGTCCGAGCCTGAGCGCTTTCGGGGGCCACAGTTCCACGGTGGGTGGTGCGACGAGCTGGCCGCTTGGGACTACCTCCAAGAAGCGTGGGATCAGATCATGTTCGGCATGCGTCTGAAGGTGGACGAGAAGTGGAAGACCCGTCTCATTTGTACAACAACCCCCCGGCCAAAGGACTTGATCGTCGAGCTGGTTGGACGGGAGGGGGATGACGTCCACCTGACCACGGCCTCGACCTACGCCAACATCGACAACCTGTCGGACAACTTCCGCAAGCAGATCATGCAGTACGAGGGGACGAAGCTCGGCCAGCAGGAGATCTACGCCGAGATCCTCGACCCCGAGGAGGGCGGCATCGTCAAGCGGGACTGGTTCAAGCTCTGGCCTGCCGACAAGCCCCTGCCCAAGCTGGAGTTCATCCTGCAGAGCTACGACTGCGCCTTCACCGAGAAGGCCCAGAACGACCCGACCGCCTGTATCAGCTTTGGGGTGTTCAAGCCTCAGGACGGCGGGATGTCCGTGCTGGTGATGGACGCTTGGCAAGACCGCTTACAGTACCCTGACATGAAGGACAAGGTGCTGGAGGAGTACGAGGTGGTCTACGGTGAGGGCAAGGACGCCCGACGGGTGGATCTGGTGCTGGTGGAGGAGAAGGCCTCGGGCATCTCCCTGATCCAAGACTTGCAGCGTGCCCACGTCTTCGTCAGGGCCTACAACCCGGGCAGGGCCGACAAGGTGCAGCGGCTGTCCATCGTGGCGAACATCATCCGGGCTGGACGGGTCTGGGTTCCCGAGTCGAGCAACCGTAAGGGATTCGTCAGGGACTGGGCCGAGGGCATGGTCAGCCAGATCTGCTCCTTCCCCGAGACAACCCACGACGACTACTGTGACGCCATGAGCCAAGCCCTGAGGTATCTGAGGGACGCTGGCTGGCTGAACATCGACCCACCACCACCGGAGGCCTACGATGAGGACGATGTCATTGACGCAGGCTGGGAACACCGCAAGCGTGAGAACCCGTATTCAATTTAAGGAGCAAGCATGATTCACTTTAAAAAAGAGGGCGATTACTTCAAATTGGGCCTAAACCTGTACCGCGCTCCGTGGGGGTTTGTGGCTATATGGGTGTGGTTTGACTTCGCCAAGAGCGAGACATTTGCTGCCCGTCTCCGCTTACGCCTGCACCGTAGTCCGCGCATCCTTTGGTCGGTAGAGCGCGTCAACGTCATCAAGGCCTACTTGGCTGCGCGTGACCTTGAGCTTGTCCACCGCGAGGTGCTGTACGACTTAAATGCAACCGAGGCCGAGGCAATACGCGCCAACGAGCCATTGGCATACATCAAGCCCCAAGCGTGAGAACCCCTACTCTATCTAGAGCAAGGCAGGTGCCTGCCGTTTGCCTTCCTTTGCCCAAGCTGACCCGCTGTGAGCAGCTCGGGGTCTGCCAAGGAGTGAAGCGGTGCAAGGACTGCCCGGGCATCAGGGTGGACTTGACAAACCCCCGAGGGCATAATCTAAGGGAATCAATCCCCTGAGGCCCGACGATGTCAAAAGACAAATCCACCGGCAAGAAGCTC